TTATTTTTTTGTTTCTACTTTTATAGCACCGTCTCTCGACACTTCGATAATTCCGTCGATAAGTGTCTGTTTAACGATTTCATGGAATATTTCTGTATCTCTAAGCGGTTTCTTACCAGCTTTCACTAAGTCTCTATTTAGCTTCAATGCAATTTCATTTAATGCGTGTTCTTCCTCATCAGTGAAACGAAATGTCTTAGCCATCACATATTCCTTTTATAAAATAATTTAATTCTAAATGAATTTGTGATTTGTGCTTGTGTTTATATGTGATTTATGTTTTTATCCTCCTAAAATGATTTGTGAATTTGTGATTTACATGCTCGATCATCTCTGTATTAATGCTCACTTTGAATCAAGCTTTTACTCGTTGAGTGAAAGTGGTGAGTATTTTTTTGTAGATGTTGATTTGCATAGCTTGGACATTCCATTGGCAAGCAGGGCAGTTCACAAGAATGATGACGGCTCGATTACAGCATCATCTTTATTTCACCCATACGAATCAGTTCCGACCAGTTTTACTGGCATGTCTCTAAAGTGTTTTTTTGATTCGTCTTATGCACCGTATATTCAGATCAAGGCTAGTCCTGCAAAGCTCCGCCAAGGTCATAATGTGTTTGGTGATGACGATATTGAATTAGGGGCTATGGAGATGATTGGGTATTTTTATGAAGCTTATCCAACGTTAGCTCGCATGATTGACTGGACTACTGCATGGGTATCACACATTGATGTGACTTACTCTGCACGTGTTGGTGATCAGAATACAGCTAAGAAATTGCATGACTTCATGCGTCGCGTGACTAATGGTCAGACGCAACTTAGTCAAAAGCAGATGGATAATACAATTTATTGGGGCGGGCAACATTCACGTTTGATTAATATCAAATGTTACTTGAAACATAATGAGTTTATGGAAGAGTTCAAGGAACAACAAGCATTGGCTAAGAAGTGTGATAAAGCTGCAATGCGTGTCGTGAATGTAATGTCTGATAGTCGTTTGATTAATTGGACTGTTGGCATTATGCGTTTTGAAGCACGTTTAAAAAAACGTTGGCTTGAACGTGCTGGTATTCCAGTTAATCTTTTTGAACTTATTCGATTTCAGCGTGAAAACCCTGAGATATTACAAGCACTTTGGACTAAAGCAACTCATAGCATATTTGAAGCCTTAAGGGGTCAAACTATGAAATTAACCGATGATAAAAGTGTTCTTGAAGCCATATCTAAATCCCCAGTAGTTGTTACAAACAGTGGGAAGGTTTCCCAAACACGTATCCGAAATATTTACGCAACATTCTGTCTCATACGCGAACATGGTTTGGAAGAGCTTGCAAAAATGCTCCCTAAAACAACATTTTACAGACAGATTTCAGAATTATGTGAATGCGGTTTTTCTAAAGCGTATTTACAGAACTTGCATGACAACAAGTCATCAAATGTCATTCCTTTCATGAAGCTCGTAGAAATCGACTTTTCACAGCAGTTGCCAGACTGGTATGAACCGCCAGTTTCGCAATTTAACTATTTAAAACTTGCATAGGTGAGCTATGAATAATTCACAACATCCAATTATGACAGTTACAGGCATCCGTAAGGCTGCTGGAGACTTTACAGACGATAAAGGCAAAACAATCGAGTTCTCAAACACGGTTGTAACTGTATTACAGAATTACTCTGAGCGTGAACTTGAACAAGGTGCAATCGGATTCAAATCTACCGATTATAAAATCAAAGGCGCTCAGTTCTTTAATGATTACATGCACCAGAAGCTACCAGCCGAGGCTGCAATGATCTTTGATTGGGATTTCACAGGTAAACAGCCAAAGGCTGTGTTAGTGGCGTTAGATTTCAATGCGAAGAAACAGGAAATTAAATCGCTATGATCAATATAAATCATTTTCAATCAGTTGTTTGCGCTGACTGTGGCGTTAAGTTTAAACCAGCATCACGATATTTAGAGTTGGGTGCTCACAAACCACATTGCACGCAAATGGGTGCTGAAATGGTAAAAAAGCCAACACAAACAAAGGCATAAATATACCATTTCGCATAATGTATAATATGTAAATAAATCAATAACTTAGGTGAATTTATGATTAAAAACATAACACTAATTATGGGGGATAATCAAGTGGAATGTCCTAAATGTTATTCATATTTTCACCGCCAAATTTTGGCTTTTCACATGTCTAAGTGTGAAGGCTAATTGGGGATTAAGAGTATGCAGATTGATGATTGCACAGCCACAACGGTAATCAATGGGGTCAATTACTGCGTACTCGTCATACATCAACAAAGCTGGCTAGACGAACTCAACAATTTATCCGTTGTCCAAGTTGGTCTCTTACTGTCTAGCACAGCGTTGATTTGGTACGTTGCTTGGGGCATACGTGCCACTTTAGACCTACTTGGGCACACTTCTAACGAGGAATAACTCATGGACAATAAAGAACAAACTCCAAACACTAACCAAGAAACTAAAAAGGTGCTCACTGCTGCTAAACGTGCCGTGATGACTGCGGGTGTAGTAATTGCTACAACTGCAACTGCCTTTGCTGCTGATGGGGATACAACTATTGACTTAACTACTGGCTTGGCTGGTGTTGCGATTGTTGCGGGTCTTCTTTCAGCGGGTAGCTTGAAAGCTGTACCGACATACGTTGGTTGGGGAATCCGCAAAGCATTGTCAATGCTTCGTTAATTGACAATAGAAAAAAGCTGGGAGGAGCGCACAGCCGTACGCACCGCACCCAGCTTTTTTCATAACTGGAGAAAAGCGAAGTGACCGTCTATTACATCATTGTTGTGGCTCTTGCGTTGTGGATCGTCTTGTCGGGGAAATAGTATGGTTATACGTTTATTACTAATCTGTCTTGCTTTATTCACTGTTGAGGCTCATGCAACTGATGATGGTGATTGGTGGCTTCAACGTGAAATTAAGCTACAGCAAGCACGTGAAGACTATGCAAGACGTGTTTATGGTCGATCTGCTAGATCATTTACTGAAACTGACCCTGTGACAGCAAAAACAAAAACGGTAACAAGAATTGTTATTGCAGAAGCATCGCCTACAGCTTCAAAAGTGGGTGCATCTATGTTCAAGCGTGTTGCATTCTATGCAAAGAATCCAGGCGTACAAATGGTTGGTGTTATGGCAGCGACTCAGCTTATTGAAGCAATTGGTTGGGTTATGGAGGATGGTGCATACGTAAAGAAAAAGAAGAATGAATCAGAACCAATACCACCTAATGACCCAAGTGTTAAATATTATTTAGTTGTTTCAGTAGCACCAGATTTTCCAGAACTTTTGGGCAAAAAAATTACTCTTAATGATAATTCTCTATGTGCTTCTTTAAGTTCGAATTCTGAAAATGTTTCTTCACGTTTTAAAACTTCAACACTTGTAAAAGACCCTGGCAATGGAAACTATTATTGTAAAGCTGTCATGGAAAGTGGTTCTATTCGTTATGTAATTTCTTTTGATTTGCTTTCAAATCCGAACTATGACCCGAATGCTCAACCACCAGAACCTACAGAACGAAAAATCCCTTTAACGCCTGAGCTTCTAGGGGCTGCTATGATGGGTGAAGGCTATTCTGATCCTGTTGATTCAACGATTGATTCACGTGTAAATACTGGGCAAATGGATGGTTCAGTAGCAAGTGCTTATGAACACGCAGGTAATGGTGTTGGTGATGAATTAGCAAACGAAATGGATGATAAGTTAAAAAATGCACCGCCTACGCCAGATGGTAAAGCTGCACCTTTTGGTTCTAGTCAATATACAAATCCTCCAAGTGAATCGGCTCCTAATGCAAATGACCGTACATGGGATGAAGATGCAGGTGCTGCCGACGGTAAAGCTGACCCGATCAAAGACCCAGACGGAAATCCTACTGGTGGGCAGTCTATTTCTATCCAATTTCCTGTTTTCTGTGAATGGGCTTTTACGGTCTGTAAATGGTATGACGACTGGAAAAAAACAGATCAATGGATGAAGGATGAACCAGAACTAAAGGATGAAAAGTTTGAAGTACAAGATGAGGATTTACCCGGTTATCAACATGTTGATTATGTGAAGTTTGGACAAACGTGTCCTTTTATGCCTGAATCAGTTGTATTTGATTACGGTATTGGTCAAATGGCTTTTGATGCTGACCCATCAATTCTTTGCACTTATGGCGAAATTGCACGGCCTTATATTATTGGTATTAGTCATCTTGGCTGTCTTATTTACTTGTTGTTTGCTTTAAGAAATGGAGCTGTTTAATGCTTAAATTTCTGGCGAAGTTAACCGAGTGGCTTTTAAAAAACTCTGTTCAAAAGGTTCTGACTGGTGCGGGTTTATCCGTAGTTTCTTACTTATCAGTTGTAGCTGTAATAAGGGTTGCATTTGAAAGATTAATTAATTCAGTTAATAGCGTATCTGCTGACCTACTTAATTTTATGGGGATATGTGGTCTTGATTACGCATTAAGTGGATTTGTTTCTGTAGCTGTTTTCTTGATGACAATTAAACAAGGCAGCTTATCTTTGAGGAAAAAATAATGAGTGAATCTGCTGGCGGTACGTTCCGATTGGTATGTGGTCAGATCGGTGCGGGTAAGTCTTATTTGTATGTTAAACAAGTTGAAGAAGAAGTAAAAAAAAGCGGTAAATATAAAAAGATTTATTCAAATATTCGTGCACATGCTGAATTAGCTGAAGGTATTACACCGCTTCCAGATGATTGGCGAGAATGTGAACCTGATAGCCTTGTTATTATTGATGAGGTGCAGAAGCATGAGAAGTTTAGTAAACATTTCTCTAGCCGTAGGGATAGTGAGATTGTAGACCTTACAATGATTCGACATCAGCGTTTAGATTTATGGCTTATCAGTCCTAATCCTGCGTTAGTAAACAGTGATGTACGTAATCTTGTTACTCAATACTTTTGGCTTGAAGTTGTAGGGGCTAAAACAACCAAATGTTATTGTTTCACTAAGGTTTATAACAGCATTACTAAATCGATTAAACAGCAGGCTTATGATGAGTTTGTTTATACAATCGAAGAGAAATATCACAAGCTATATAAATCTACTGAAGACGGAATAGCTTCAGGGCGTAACTATAATTTTAATGTTAAGTTATGGGGTTTTATTGGGGGCTTGGTTTTTGTTGTCATAATCGCGTGTTTACTTGTTGCATTCTTGGCTAAAGGTACGAAAACAAAAGTAGATCAAATGTCTACTGCTCAAAAGTCTGATGCAGCACAAGCACAGAAAACAAAAGAAGAGAGCAAAGATAAACTAGGTGTTATGTCAAAACTAACTGATGAAGAATGTAGAAAGGGCGTAAATGTAGATAAGCCTGAATGCGTGGAATATTTTAACCGCCTAACTAAAAATGGTGAGTCAGTTGGGCCTGCTGTACAACAAGTAAGTTATGACCCGTCTAAGCCTTTTGAATCAGCCGAAAAGATACAAGAAACGGTAACCTATCAAGTTACTGCAAAGCCTGTGTTATCTGGATGTATGACAGATCGTCACGGTAAGTTAGTCGGATATACTCAACAAGGTACGATTATTCACGGCCTTAATCAGTCCGATTGCAAACGTATAATTAAGGGGGATCGTCCGTTTAATTACTTCGCTCAGCAGTCCGTCCAACAACCTGTACAACAAGCAGTTCAGCAAGTTGCTACTAATCAGTCCTATCAGGCTAATAACTATGTTCAGGAAGGCTTAGAACGTAACCCAGTGAATGGCGCGAACCAATTATGAATTTCTTCCCTCTGATTACAAAAACCGTCTATTTGATGTAACGTAGCGGTATAGAAAAGTGTCTTCAGGGGAATTGAGACACATCGAGTAAACAATTAAATCTTGTACAATTTTTGAGTGTCTCAAGGCGTAGTCTAGACACTTTGATGGGGGATATATGACAAAACAAGTTTTTGAATATTTGGAAGAAAAAGCAAGCCAAGTGATAGATACTTCTTTATTACCTTTGGATTGTTTAAAAAACCTAAATGAGTTATCTGGTGCAGTTGATGTTTTAGTGAAATGTGGTTACTTAACTGATAAAGAAAGTATTAATAAGGCGTTTGATATTTTAGAGCAAGTAACCACCTTTGCAGATAATTCTTTACCTAAAAATTAATGACTGAAAGTTCGCATAATTTGACCAAGCGTTATGTTACTTGCACTTCACATTGCTACAAATAAAAAGCACTTATGTATCAAATACATAGGTGCTTATTTATTTGTCAATGTTGCGATGATCGCTAGATGCATAGAAGTGCATTTAACATCAATGCGCATTATGCGAATTTTCAGCCGAGGCGGGGAGTCCACGTCTTCTGGTGGTGGACTCTAGTCCCAAATTTGGGAAATTAATGGCTTAATGACCCTCGTTTTATTTTTTTGTTTCTACTTTTATAGCACCGTCTCTCGACACTTCGATAATTCCGTCGATAAGTGTCTGTTTAACGATTTCATGGAATATTTCTGTATCTCTAAGCGGTTTCTTACCAGCTTTCACTAAGTCTCTATTTAGCTTCAATGCAATTTCATTTAATGCGTGTTCTTCCTCATCAGTGAAACGAAATGTCTTAGCCATCACATATTCCTTTTATAAAATAATTTAATTCTAAATGAATTTGTGATTTGTGCTTGTGTTTATATGTGATTTATGTTTTTATCCTCCTAAAATGATTTGTGAATTTGTGATTTACATGCTCGATCATCTCTGTATTAATGCTCACTTTGAATCAAGCTTTTACTCGTTGAGTGAAAGTGGTGAGTATTTTTTTGTAGATGTTGATTTGCATAGCTTGGACATTCCATTGGCAAGCAGGGCAGTTCACAAGAATGATGACGGCTCGATTACAGCATCATCTTTATTTCACCCATACGAATCAGTTCCGACCAGTTTTACTGGCATGTCTCTAAAGTGTTTTTTTGATTCGTCTTATGCACCGTATATTCAGATCAAGGCTAGTCCTGCAAAGCTCCGCCAAGGTCATAATGTGTTTGGTGATGACGATATTGAATTAGGGGCTATGGAGATGATTGGGTATTTTTATGAAGCTTATCCAACGTTAGCTCGCATGATTGACTGGACTACTGCATGGGTATCACACATTGATGTGACTTACTCTGCACGTGTTGGTGATCAGAATACAGCTAAGAAATTGCATGACTTCATGCGTCGCGTGACTAATGGTCAGACGCAACTTAGTCAAAAGCAGATGGATAATACAATTTATTGGGGCGGGCAACATTCACGTTTGATTAATATCAAATGTTACTTGAAACATAATGAGTTTATGGAAGAGTTCAAGGAACAACAAGCATTGGCTAAGAAGTGTGATAAAGCTGCAATGCGTGTCGTGAATGTAATGTCTGATAGTCGTTTGATTAATTGGACTGTTGGCATTATGCGTTTTGAAGCACGTTTAAAAAAACGTTGGCTTGAACGTGCTGGTATTCCAGTTAATCTTTTTGAACTTATTCGATTTCAGCGTGAAAACCCTGAGATATTACAAGCACTTTGGACTAAAGCAACTCATAGCATATTTGAAGCCTTAAGGGGTCAAACTATGAAATTAACCGATGATAAAAGTGTTCTTGAAGCCATATCTAAATCCCCAGTAGTTGTTACAAACAGTGGGAAGGTTTCCCAAACACGTATCCGAAATATTTACGCAACATTCTGTCTCATACGCGAACATGGTTTGGAAGAGCTTGCAAAAATGCTCCCTAAAACAACATTTTACAGACAGATTTCAGAATTATGTGAATGCGGTTTTTCTAAAGCGTATTTACAGAACTTGCATGACAACAAGTCATCAAATGTCATTCCTTTCATGAAGCTCGTAGAAATCGACTTTTCACAGCAGTTGCCAGACTGGTATGAACCGCCAGTTTCGCAATTTAACTATTTAAAACTTGCATAGGTGAGCTATGAATAATTCACAACATCCAATTATGACAGTTACAGGCATCCGTAAGGCTGCTGGAGACTTTACAGACGATAAAGGCAAAACAATCGAGTTCTCAAACACGGTTGTAACTGTATTACAGAATTACTCTGAGCGTGAACTTGAACAAGGTGCAATCGGATTCAAATCTACCGATTATAAAATCAAAGGCGCTCAGTTCTTTAATGATTACATGCACCAGAAGCTACCAGCCGAGGCTGCAATGATCTTTGATTGGGATTTCACAGGTAAACAGCCAAAGGCTGTGTTAGTGGCGTTAGATTTCAATGCGAAGAAACAGGAAATTAAATCGCTATGATCAATATAAATCATTTTCAATCAGTTGTTTGCGCTGACTGTGGCGTTAAGTTTAAACCAGCATCACGATATTTAGAGTTGGGTGCTCACAAACCACATTGCACGCAAATGGGTGCTGAAATGGTAAAAAAGCCAACACAAACAAAGGCATAAATATACCATTTCGCATAATGTATAATATGTAAATAAATCAATAACTTAGGTGAATTTATGATTAAAAACATAACACTAATTATGGGGGATAATCAAGTGGAATGTCCTAAATGTTATTCATATTTTCACCGCCAAATTTTGGCTTTTCACATGTCTAAGTGTGAAGGCTAATTGGGGATTAAGAGTATGCAGATTGATGATTGCACAGCCACAACGGTAATCAATGGGGTCAATTACTGCGTACTCGTCATACATCAACAAAGCTGGCTAGACGAACTCAACAATTTATCCGTTGTCCAAGTTGGTCTCTTACTGTCTAGCACAGCGTTGATTTGGTACGTTGCTTGGGGCATACGTGCCACTTTAGACCTACTTGGGCACACTTCTAACGAGGAATAA